CAAAGCGCCGATGTTCTTCAGGCCCGAGATGTTCTCGGCCAAGGCCCCCTTGGCGACGTTCGGGTCCTTGTAGAGCGTCTGGAGCGTATCGAGGTTGCGCAACGAGGAGGCCGCGTCCTGTCCGGCCTGCTGGAGCTTCGGAGCCTGCTCAGCGTAGCTCTTGGCGCGCGCCGTCTGGTAAGCCTGCGCTTCTTCGGTCTGCAACGGAATGCCGATCCCACGTCCAGCGCCTGCGCCCTGATTCGGTCCCCCCGTCGCGGCTCCGGCCGGATTGGATGCGCCGCCCGTCGCCATGCCGCCCGGAGGCAATGCGCCCGTGCCCATGGCATTGAATTCGGGATTGTTGCCGGACACCTGATTCGCATAGGCGCGACGCATTTCGGTCTTCACGGCTTCAGAGACGGGAGATGCGTTGATCGTGTCGAGCACCTGTTCCGGCGTGCCTTCGAAACTTCCACGTACGCCAACCTGTCCGCCTTGTGGCGCTTGCCGTGCAGGAGGAGCAGCAGGAGCTGGCGCGCCTTGGCCGGCGGCTGCACGGGCCTGGGCCGGCGTCATCATGCGGGGGCCATCCGGCGTATCGACACGCACCAGCGCTGCGTACGGATCGCGCGCTCCGGCTTCTGCGCCTGCCACTTGACCCGCAATGTCCGCCTTGGCGGCGCCATAGCCTTGTACCGGCGCAGCGCGAAGTACACCCGGTTGACCCGGAACCGGCGACACGCCAATACCCGGCTCGGTCTTCGGAGCGATGTAATTCGGCGTCAGTTGGCCGCCCGGACCATAGGTAAGCGCCGTTCCACCCTCGGCCAATACAATGGGCTTGCTGGCGTCCTGGACGACGGTGCCGAGCTTGTTCGCTTGGGCGTTGCGGCTGATCAAAAGCGGTAGCGCTTGCGGACTCACACCTGGAGGGACGCCGAATCCTGTTCCTGGCGCCGGCGGAACTGCACCGGGAGCGCCGGCAATGGCACCCGCCCCCATCGGAGCGCTTGAACCACCCGTAGCACCGGGAGCCGAACCACCGAAAGCACTCTGGAGTGCCTGATTCAGTTCGGCTGCATCCATGTTGCGCTTCATGATCTCGGGGGCCATGCCTTGCAGCATCGGGTTCTGGCTTTGCAGCGCCAGCGCCAGCGCCTTGTTCATGTCGCCGGGAACAGCAGGGGTCGTGACCGGAGAGGCTTCGACAAGGTTGCCATTCGGGTTCGAGTCGGAGGGCGCATTGGTCGGAACCTGCTGCGTCGATGCCGGCGTCCCATTGGCGGCCTGCATGAAGGCTTGAGCTTCTTGCGCCCGCTGCGCTTGAATCTGCTGCCCCAAGGCCCGCTCTTTCTCATCCGTCTGCGCCCCAATGAATTGACCGCCGAGCATCTGGGCAAGTTGGTTTACATACGAGAGGGGAGACGGCGCAACATAGCGATTGCCCACCATCTGCCCAGTCTGAGGGGTCGCCCCCTGCTGCATCATCGCCTGCGCAAGTGCCCGCTGACGCAGGATCGCGTTCTCGCTGATCGCCGCGTCGGTGCCGGGTTGGAAGAAGTTGACCGCAGAAGTCGCCATTTAGCCTCCAAACATCCCGCCAATGGCATTTCCGAACCGGGAGAACGGCGCGGGCATCTGTCCGATCGTGGGGACGCCCCCATTCAAGGCGGTAGCCGCCCTGTTGGCGTCGAGTTGTCCGGATTGCTGAAGCAGAGGAATGACGGAGCCGGCCATCTGGCTCAACCCACCCAAGGCGCTCCCCGTGGGGCTGGCGGCCTGTCCCTGCGGCACTTGACCGGGACGGTTCATTAGCATGCGCGCCATTTGCGTGTAATCGATGCCTTGGCTTGCCGGAGCCGGATTGAAGAAAGAAGGATTCAAGTCCATTACATGCACTCCAGCAATTTGAGCGTTTGGGTACGGGTATTTTCTACCAAAGGCTGCCATTCGTCGGGAATGAATTTGAGAGACGCCTTTAATTCCTCGAAATGGCCCGGATCTTCTTCGGCGTGATGGCGCAATGTCCTGACCGCCGATTTCCCGTGCGCCGCTTCCATTGCTTTGACGAATCCCATGTCGATCGGATTACCTTCCAAAGCCAGCATATAACCCATCAAGGCCACCGGATGCACATGACGGATCAGGTAATAGGTCATTCCAGCCAATTGGGCAGCCCCGAAATGGAGGACCACTGGATGACCACCTAAATCCTCCCGCAGCCAGCGCGCATGATGGCGCTCGTCTTCCAGATGCTTTTCGTAGAACACGCGCAATTCCATTTCCCAAGCGTCATCGCCAAGCATGGAAATGGCATCGACGAGCAAATTCTCGCTCGCGATGATGACCTGATACCAGAAGGCGAGGATGTCCATCAGTAGAACGCCGCCGCCATGATCGCGGTGGAAGCCAGACCGACGCCGGCCTGAGTATTGGACGCCGCCTGCGCATTCTGCGCATTGGCTTGATTCACCTGAGCCCCGTATTGCGAATTGACGGCCCCCATCAGATCGGGGCCGCTGGTCTGTCCCTGCATGCCCGGCGTGCTGAAGGTCGGGTTCGTCACCTGCGCACCCGAACGCAGCGCGTTCAGTTCGTTGAGCGGCATTTGCCGCAGCGTCGAACGTTCCGTCAATTGCTGCTGACGAGTTGCATTGTTCAGTAATGCGTTCTGAAATTGAAGGCCGACGCCCTGCCCGACCTGGGCTGCATTGTTTTGCCGGTAGCCGATGCCCTGCCCCATCAGTCCGGCAGTGTTTGCACCTTGGTTATAGAACTGATTCTGAGCCGCCAGTCCGGCCTGTTGAGCCACGATGTCCGCATCGTTGCGCGTCCGGGCGAAATTCTGTTGCTCGACACCCCATCCGGCAGACCCAGGCGTCAGGCCCTGATTGGCCAGCTTGGCATCGAGCGCCGCCTGTTGGGCATCCAATTGCGGATTTTGCCGCTGGCGGACAAGATCAGTTGCCTTGTCCCATGCCGCCATCCCGGTATTTCCACCTTGCAGCCCTTGGACATAATTCTGATAGGCCCGGATATCGTCGTTGGCTCCATTGACATAGTTGTAATAATTGTGGATGTCATTGTCGATATTGCCAGTGGCCCCCGGATTAAGGCCGCTCATGTCAAACGGCTGGCCCAATGTGTTTTGCACATTGTTCATTGCCGTGCCCTGCAATCCGGCGAGCCCCAGGCTCGTCCGGTTGTAGGCGTCGAGCAGTTGCTGCCCGGTATCGCTCAATTGAATCTGCGACGACCATTGGTCCGGATTCGGCATGAAGCTGTTGCGGTCCGGGGCCGCGATCAGTTCACCCGTCTTTCCCCAATAGGTGGCCAGCCCTGGATTGGACTGGATTTGGGCCTGCTGCGCATCGTATCGAGCCTTGGCCGCGTCATAGCCTGCCTGGTCGAATTGGCCACCGCTTTGCGTGTATTTGATCGTGCCGTACGGCGTGACCTGGTCCATGCGGTTGGCGCTGGTCTGCGCGCGCGCCGCGTTCAGATTGCCTTGTGCGGTGGCCTGAGCCTGCCCGACGTAATTGGGCGCTTCCGGCGCTGCTGATTTACCGCCCATCGACTGCTCCTTTGATCCACCGGCAAGAATTCCGGTCCATGGTTAGTAGAACCAAGTCGCCATATTTGCCGGCATCCTTGATTCTTCCTTCCTCTACGAAGCCCAGATGGTGATCGAAGCGTAGAGCGCTTTCGTTGGTCGAGTCTACCAAACCAATGATCTTTTGGACACCCAATTGGTTGAACGGGTAATCAAAACAAACCTTCGTGAATGTCCGCGTCACTGGCTTTTCTGCTGCCACATGCATGCAAATCGAACGGCCATTGAATTGGTCATACAAGGTGCCCGCGACCAATTCACCGTCCACTTCCCAGCCAATCGCGGCCGAGCAGGACGGATCGTAGGTGCCACCCGTGCGCTCGCACACCCAAGGGCCGATCCGGTCCTTGTCGGTCGTGATCATCAGAGCACTCCGGCCGGCTGATACAGCCAGGAAGTCTCACTCCAGCTCAATTGCGAGCCGTTAACCTGCGTTGTCAGCCGTAAGCCGGCGTAGCGCGCAATGCCGCCCACCGTCTGCCATCGGCTGATCTGGTTCAGTCCGCCGCCCCAGGTCATCGTGGTCGATGGCGGCCCCCAGACCATCTGCCCCCAGACCATGCCGCTGACCGGTGGATTGAAGGACAGCGTTCCAGTCGCGGGTTGGTTCAGGAAATCAAGATTCAGGCTGTACAGGATCGAGGGCACGCCGTCCGCCGTCAGCGACGGTCGAACCATGGTGAAATACTTCTGCCATGCCTCCGTGCCGAAATTCGAATAGGCTTGCAAGGCATCGGCCTGGATTTGACCGGTGCCGTCGAATTGACCCGTCCAGGCGTGGTAGACCGCCGTCGCGCCGCCGAAATAGATGTCCGGCCCGACCACTTCCCAGCAGGCCGCATTCATGTTGGAGAACTGTGCCCAGGAGCCCGTGATGGTGTTCATCACATACTGCGTGGCAACTGGGGGCGTGACCGTCGTCGGGACGTTGAGCCACAACTGGTTCTGCTCCGGATAGAGCGCCATCTGCCAGCCGTAGTTATTCTGGTAGGCGCTGACCGCATCACTGACCGTCGGTTGGATCTTGTCCGTCAAGGCGATCTGCTTGTCCAGCGTGGCAGAGAGCAACGCCTTGGAGAGCGGATAAACGCCGTTCTCGCACAGCAGGGCGACATCGCCACCCATGCGGATCATGCATTTACGACCGATCGGACGTCCGATGTACCAGACGCCCTGCTTGGTCCAGGTCGTTGGGTCGACGCCTTGATAGACGACGACCTCTCCTTCACTGGAGACGAAAGCGGCCAAGTCCTGCAAGCCATTGCCCGCATCCAATGACCACGTGGTCATCTGCATGAGATAGCCGCCGCGTGGGAAGATGGTCGACAGGTCGAACAACGTGGCAGCCCCAGCGATGCTCTGCACGGCCAGATACCAGACGTGCAGCGTGTTCTTTTCGATCATGAAGAGGCGATTGCCGAACACGTTGACCTGCGCCAGCAGATTCGAGGCCACGCCCGTGATCGAGGCATCGGCCCACACCGTGCCGTTGTAGAGCTGCGCGTTGTCGATGCCATTGACGGCCCAGAGGAACGAGCCCCCCGGCGTCACGATGTTGGTGTAGCACCATTGGGCATTGGTCAGACCTGTCTTGACCGCTGCCCCCACCGCACCGCTGAGCGTGGCGTCGAAGAAGCTGGTCCCCGAAGCCGCAAACAGCTTGTAGCCACCGGTCGTGGGTGCATAGCGAAACAGCGTCTGCACCGGGTTGGCATAGCCGGTGGACCATGCGAGATAGCCCTTGCGAACATTGACGGTGGACGGATTGGGATACCAGTTCGTCAGGACGACCGCATCGGTCTGCGCCATGTTGGCGAGCGCATCTCGTGAATTGAGGCCGCCAACCGGAGCCGGGAAAGAGGCGGTGCGTCCCGTGGCCATCAGACGTAGGGCAGAAAGCCGGTGGTCGAGCCGATCACGCCCGAACCCATGTCGAAGTTGGTGCCGTTATACCCAAACTCGTTGGTGTTCATGTTCAGGATCGGCTTCGGTGTTTCTCGTGCGATCAGGTCCGCCACCCGGCGCTGGTACTTGGTCAGGTCCGACGAAAAGTCGATTCCCTTGGCTTGCTTGAAGCGCCAGATGAGCCCCATGACCATGATGTTTTCGTCCAGCAGCGAGGTATCCGTGTCGCTCTGGAATTCGGTGAAACCGCTGGCCGTCCAGTTCTGCGTGACGTATTCGAATTGGCAGTTCTGTCCCGCCGGTGGAGTAGGCACGAAGTGAATCTGGTCATCGAAGACCCGATACTGGTTCCAAGGCCCCTGATAGAACATCGCCTTCTGCTGCGCCCACATCTGGGCTGCGAGTGGCCCGAACACCGGGAAGCGCAGCGACAGGTTCCAGATCGTGTCGTTGACGATGAATTTGCAGCCGGGCGCAATGGTCGACATCGCGCCTTGGATTTCGGTGGCGACCGTGGTGAACGTGCCCTGCTTCGCAAGGGCCTGCCAGTTCGTCATCTCGGCCAGCGTCTGACCCTCTTCGTTCGCGAGCGCGAGCATCTGCATGACTTGCGGATCGAGGCTCATGAAGACAGCGGTCGGCACCGTCAGCGCCAGCCGCTTGCACGCGGTTTGAACGAGGGTCAGGCAGGTCATTCGTCGATTTCCTCGGTTTTACGTGGGCGACCGACCTTGCCCGGCATCTTCATGCCGGCGGCGATCATGTCTTCGATGCGGGCTTCGAGCGCTTCCAGCTTGACCCGCAGCGCGGCGTTTTCTTCGGCCAGATGGTTCTCGCCCTTGCTCGCGAGCAATTGCACCGCCTTGTCCTTCATCGCGCGCGCGCCGATGCCCATGTGACGAAGCGCTTCTTCATTGGCCTGGGCGAGTTCTTCCAGCGAATAGATGCGGATCGCTTCGGCCTGGGCTATTTCGGCCTTCGTGAAAGCGAGGATCGCGCGCAACGGAGTACCGGTGGTCGTCATTTCCTCGCCGGCCTTGAATTGCGCCAGCAATTTGCTGAAATGCTCGAACCATGTCCGGTATTCCGACGCATTCGAATCGAACGGACCACGGGTCTCACCCTTGGTGCGCAATTGCGAAATCCATTCCTCGGCATCCTTGACCACGATGTCTTTTCCGCCGGCCGGCACGACATCGGCCCAGTATTTGTTCTTGAACGTGATATGGCCGTTCTCGTCCTTCACCTCAAGGGCTTCGACGCGGAATTGGACGTAGGGAAGGCGCGGTTGCTGGATCATGGTTTGATTCCTGGTGAGGTTTCGCGGTGAATTCGGAGTGAACCCACTGGGAAACCCCCTGTCCCGAAGGACAAAGGGTATTTCGGTTTAAGTGCCTTCCTGGCGCACTTCTTCGACAGCGGCATGGGCCTCATCGGCAATCTGAACCGAATCTTGCGAGACCGGATCAGCATCCACCCCAGCCTCATACTCGGCCCTGACCTTGGCGGCAAAGTCGAGTGGCGAGGGATGGCCATTGGCCTTGGCAATGGCAATGACGAGGGCTTCACCCTCCGTTGACAGCTTGGGAGCGGTCTTTGCCATATCGATTCCTTCCATGAATAAATCCCTTTGAGTTTATGCGCTCAGCAGCGACGCAATGGTGATTGCACCGGAGTAGACATAGACGCCAGATTTGAGCGTGGCCAACGCGAGCCCGGTATTGGCGCTCAGGTTGTTGATGGTCCCTCCCAAGGGCGGATAGACCGTGACGGAGTTTGCACCGCCGTTGTAGACGAAGATCATGTCTCCGGCATTGCCCGGCGAGAGGACAACCCCCGTCGAAGCCGCGGCCGTCGAAATGAAATTGTTGGTCGCCGGCAGGTTGAGTGCCGTCGCCTGCGTGGAGCCCGCAGCCGTCAAGCCCGTGGCCGTGTCGCCGTTGATGGCGATAGCGGCCACGGCCGAGAGGCCCGACGTCACTGTTTTTGCAAGTTGCGTCATGGCCATCTCGGTTAGGTGATCGGACCTTGCGCCATCGGGCGGTTGATCTGCACCACATTCCAGAAGATCGTTGCGTTGTTGTACGTGGCCGTGACCGCGGTGGAACCCGTCGCCGTCGCAGCCGCGCTCATCACGACCTGCGTGCCCGAAGAGTCGATGGATGCCACGGTCGCGCCGGCCGGAATGCCGGTTCCCGACAAGTAGACGCCAACGAACCAGCCGTCCGAGTTCGGAACACGGAGGTTCACGGAACCCGTGACGGTGTTCGTGTTGTTCTTCACCACGGTGGTGGTAGCCGGCGTCACGACGCGTGCATTCAGGATCTGCTTCGAAGCCGAGTTCGCGCCAAGCTGGCCCGCCGCCACGATGCCAATGGCGGTATTGGCCGCCACGGTGGCATTCGAGTAGCACGGCACCGTGCCGCCGATGTAGAACCATGCATACTGGTCGAAACCAGCGTTGAGCGGCACCGCATTGACTGCGAAGCCGACCGACTGACCCAGCAATGTGGTGTTCGGCAGGATCGCGTACGTGAAGGCCGCGTTCCAGACCGCCGCACCACCCGCAGGGATGGCCGCCGTACCGGCAGGAACACGCAGGCGGATCACCTCGCCACCACCCCAGTAGGGGTCAATGGGCGTGGCAATCGTGCCGGGCGCTTGCAGCGGAACATAGCCCGATGCGCTTTGCGCGACCTCAACCCCGAGATTGGAGTTGGTAACGCCTTGAATCCCCAGGGTAGGGGTGAGAATTGCAGCAGCAGTCATTTTGAGTATTCCTGTGTCATTTGTTGATTCGTTTCTTCAGCCGAACATAGCTTGAAACAAGGGTTTGTCCAACCCCGAATTTGTCTGCCAGTTCTTGTTGACTGAATTGCCCTGTTGCATAGAGAGACCTAATTTCCTCAACGACCTCAAAAGGCACTCGCATGTTTCCCCACCATGGCGTTCTTTTTGTCCGGTCGGCCGCATTTTGTTTTGGCGTTCCGGCATAGAGATGCGCGGGATTGACACACTTTCGGTTGTCGCAATGGTGGAGCACCTGAAGCCCCCCTGGAATCTCGCCCTTGTAGAGCAAATGCGCAACGCGATGCGCTTGCATTTGTCCTTCATTGAACCAGAATTTCCCATATCCATCGCGGTGAATTGTTGACTGCCATTCATGACAGCCAGAATCCACAACACGGACTTTCTTTTCAAATCGTTCTTGGGCCGAGCCACGCGAATAGACACCTTTTGGCATTTCTGCTCCATTTGTTTAGGCGTCTTATCGTATTGCATGGCTTGTATTAGGTCAACCCTACACCCATCAGGATTTGACGACTCCTTGAAGAAATCGTGCGCTGCATACCAAATTTCCTTGGAACAGAACCGGAATCACGACTGCATCTTGATTGACGCTGCGCAATTCATCCATCATGGTCATGTTGGCGTCCTGGTGGGCGACCAGCTCCAGATAGTCGGTGTTCACGAAGTAGGCGTGTTGGCTCGGAATGCCACCCGACGAATCGAAGAAGACGTCGGCCGTCTTGTACTTCATCGAGATCATGCCGCCCTTGCCGTCATCGG